GCTTGGCGTGCGTCGCAGCCTCCTCGCGCGTCGAGAAACAGCCGCGAATCTTCATTCCGAGGTGCTCATTCTTCTGCGGCATTTCTGGACCGACGAAAGAAACGCATGCAAAAAGCTGTCCTGGGACGGTCAAATAATCGGCAGTTAGTTCTCCGGCCATTTCTACATTATATGCACCCCTCATCTTTAACTAAAGTCTTGAGCGCTAGTAGAAGGAATGGCGGCTTACCACAGAAAGCGCCAGCCCGATGAAACTCGGGAAGATTTTGCGAGAGTTTCAGAAATAAAGAAGGAAATTAGATTAAGAAAGGAGTATAGCTGTGAACCTTTTACACATGACGAATTTTCGCTCACCGCTGCATCAATTTTAAGATTTAATAGAGACCTTGCTCTAAAACCCATCGAGGAACGTAGAAAGACTCTGAACGTGCTAACTGCAAGCGATGAGGACCTATTGGACAGAATAAGAACTTTCAACAGGGGCGCTAGTGAAAACCTGATATATATGTACCGCGACAAATCCAACTGGGTCAGGTTTAGGTATACAGATGATGGTGAATCTTTCGAGGGGTTTGCGATACTCGAGCTTGGTGAGATAATGAGGGAAAATGGGGTCATTGTAGGAACAATTTCAAATGGTAAAATGATGATCCATGTAGGGGGAAAAATGAGGTTTAGGGCGCATCTTATTTTGACCGCATCTGGAAGACGTAGACCGAATGAAAAACATACAGCCGATCATATAAATTTCAAAGAACCTCTAAATGATAGTATATTCAATCTTCGATGGGCAACATGTTTAGAACAAATTAATAATCAACGCGAGAAAAGTATGCATAAAATAACTGCTTCTACCGTTATCGTTTTGGATAGAGAAAGCCGCCGGGAAGTGGCTAGGCACTATACACACGCGTCGGCGGCGTTGGCACATGGAGTCAGCCGATGTTCAATAAGCAATTATATCAAGGACGGGCGTCCTCATAATGGACTAATCTTCACCCATGGAGACTCGGCATCAGGTGAAATACTTCCAAACCATCCCAAATTTCAAAATTTCCAGATGACAAAAAGTGGAATGTATAGAACTCCCGTCCGTAACACGAAATGCTGGGGTGAGTGGAGATCCAAGGGGGGAAAGCGTCCTTGTATATGCATTGAAAAAACGGTGAAGATGTTATATAATTTGATAATTGAATGTGTTATGGGCAGAGAACTAATAGATGACGAAAACGGAGACCATATAGACGGGGACTCGTCCAACAACACACTCGAGAATGTACAGCCCATGATTGCAAGGGCAAACAGCATAAAAAGATCCGTGAAACTAGTAAGTGCCATAAAAGATGGTATGGTTACAGTGTTTCTTAATACGCGCGTCGCATGTGAAAGCACAGGGGTTAGGCCGGCGGATATAAGTGGTATATTGACTGGTAAAATAACATGGAAACACTCGAGTGGATATACTTTCAGGGACGCGTCTATAGAAGAAATAAATTCATTTTTTGATTCAATGATTGATGATCCCGATATCGAGAATTTCGAGTCCTGTTCCCTATACCCTGTACTGAAAGCACAGAAGGCCCTAAATAAGGAGTGGAAGGCCTGTTTAACCAAGTAAAATGGAAGCCCTTCGCAAGTTGCACAATAGTCACAAGCGCCAACTCATCCAAAAGTGGGTCAGGCCGGGATCCATAGTGCTCGACTGTGGGTGTGGCCGCGGTGGCGACTGGCACAAGTGGAAGGCGGTCCGGGCCCACGTGGCAGCCATAGACCCCGACCCCGCGTCCCTCGCGGAGGCTGCGTCACGGGCCCGTGAAATGAATTTCCCCGTGCGGTTCCTCGGAACCGGTGACATCCGACACGTCACAGAATCTTGGGACGTCGTGTGCTACAACTTTTCTTTGCACTACATCGTCGACTGTTTCGACGAGTCGCTGGATGCGATCCGGCGTGCCGTCAAGCCGCGAGGGCTCCTCATGGGGATCGTGCCCGAACTCGCACGGGCCGAGCTCCTCACCGGGGGCGGCCAGTTCAAGGACCCATTGGGCAACACACTCGAGATTAAGGATGGCAAGTTGTTGGTCGGCCTCACGGACGGCCCCTTCTATGCAGACGGGCCGAAGAGCGAGCCGTTGCTTGATGCAGGGGTTCTCGTGGACGGGCTGACCGCCCGCGGCTTTCAGTGCCTCTCGTGGGCACCCATGCTTCCGGTGCCCAACGGGCACGTGTCAGATCTGTACTCGAGCTTCGTGTTCAGGAAAAATTCGTAGTCCAGTAATAGGATGGACGCGCGGATCGTCTGGGCACTAGGCATAGCTCTGATCATAATCATAGTCGCCACGAATCGTCCGCCTGATTTAATGGTTGAAATCAGAAGGCGGTACGCGAAAATCATGCGGGCCGTGCACGAGGACCAGAACCTCGACCCCAGGTGGGAGCCCGTGAAGAAGCCGGCAATTCTCACTGGCATGTGCGGCTGGGACAAATCCAAGGGGGCTATAGGCTATAACGTCAACAAGGGCTACGAGATATACCTGTGCATGGACGCGGATGCGTCGGATGAAACGAGCATTAACACCGCCATGCATGTGCTTATTCACGAACTGTGTCACTCGACGGTTCGGGAATACGAACATTCCGATTCTTTTTGGAAAAATTTTAAAGATTTTCGCAAGTACTGCGCCAAGCGGGGACTCTACACCCCCGGTGATGTCGGCCCCTTCTGTGGTGAAAACATCAAGGGTTGATCTAATTCAAAAAACGGTGAGCAAGGTAAAACACGAGGGCGGCGAGGAAAGCCGTGACGGCCATGGCGCTCATGGAGCCCGCCTCCACGGTGGGCATAAACTGCGCAATCTTCTCCTGCACCGGCTTGCTGGTCGACACGACCGCAGCCAGACCCGCGAGAACAGCCATGTACTGCTCGGAAGTAAGACCGAAGGGAATCTTACGCCCACCCTGTGGCTGCTGCTGCGGCGGCGGCGGCGCTGCGAATCCCGCCGGGGACCCACTGTTCACCGACCCGAACGCCATGTCGTGCATCTGCATGGAAGGACCGGGGGGGACCACGTCGTCAAGAGCAGTCGAGAACTCCGCCATTTGATTTTGACCAATGTTTTTTTCCTCCTCAATTAAACCCGTAGGGATTGAAGACGTGATGTCGTTCGTGCTATTCGCATCGAAGGACTCCATTTACTTGGACGGGAGTTTCTTTACCTGGACCACTGACGCGCCGGGCTTGCGGGCGAGGGGGGTGCCGCTGGTACCGACGTGCTTGGGGTTGTAATTCTTCTGGTGAAACTGCCAGAATGCGGGCGATCCGCAGCGGAAATTCTTCCGCATAGCCGCCTTGTACCAAAAAACACAGTCGGTGATGTTGTTGGACTTGGACGTGTTGTCGAGCACGAGGCACTCGTAATTCTCCGTGCACGCGTCCATCACCTGGCAGAACTGATCAAAGGTGGGGAAAACACCGAAAAAAGCCTTGTACAGATTTTCCCGATTCTGACGGACGTTGTCGCGAAGCACAAAGACATAGTCCACGTTCGTCCGAATCATAGGCGTCATGTCCATGCAGTACTGGGTCGTCATCATGTAAAAAATCTTCCAGTGACGACCGTTCATGAAGAGCTGCCGGATGACCGTGTCACGCATGAAGCTGCGGTCGTACATACAGTCGTCCATGAGCAGGAAAACGGGGGTCGCCTTCCCCGCCGCCACGTTTCTCTTCTGGCGCTCTATAATCTTCTCAACCGCATCGCGGTTATAGTCACCGTAGACGAATAGGTCCGGTATGAACTGCTTATAGTGACCATTCCCCTCCTCCGTGCCTGACATGGCGATGCCCGAAGGGATCCCGCGCTTGTGCCACAGAATGTCAGTCACGAGAGTGGACTTTCCAGTCCCACGCTTCCCTATGAATACGCACACCTTGTCATCCGCCATCTTGCTCGGGTCGAATTTCTTCAATTGAATATTCATTCCTGATCTAGTCTACGAGTTTAGACGGCGCCGTCCGCCGCGGAGAGCCCGCGCTCCTGGTGGAAATAAGTTCTTCACTTAGATCAGGAATGTCCGCAGGGGCAGTGCAGCTTGCTGCAATCGGACAACAAGACGCGTATCTGACCGGGAACCCGTCCGTTTCGTACTTTTTAGGCGTCTACAGACGACACACCCCATTTAGCCTACAGGCCTTCAACGTGCCCTTTCAGGGGCAGCAAATTCAGTGGGGATCGCAGTCAGTCTGCAGAATCCCCTACAAGGGTGATCTCGTTCGAAGCGTCATGCTCGCCATAGAGCTCCCCGCACTTTCACCCACCTCGACCGAATACATCTGGCGCCTCCCCGTACGCCTCCAACGCCCCGTGCCATACCTATACATCAACGGTGATCTCGTAAATAAAATAGCCATCAACCCAGTGTCCCTCGATATATACTCACTGGGATTCATGTATATATGGTTGGATCTATCAGGTCTCGCAAACTATGTCGAATACGATGCAACAAGAACGAAATTTTTTTTTAAAAATTGTTCAACCGTGGCGGTGGATGCGGTCGACGCCACCACCGTCGGTGTTTTCTTCGGTCTTGATCCGCAGGCATATTCACGATTCCCAACACCGACCACCGTGCAGTGGGACGTCTTCCCGGGCAGCGCGCACGGAAGCTCTGCAGATTTTTCACTCGCCCAGTCCGGGTGGGTTCAGGAGGCGGCCGCAGGACAAATCAACGCATCTGAAACCTACATCGCAAACGTGTTCGCACCAGTCACGCTGTCAGTCATCAACCCCTCACCAACGGGCGGCGGGTACTGGGCACAGTTTCTAGATCTCAATCTATTCGGCCCGCGCCTCGGGACATCCTCCCTCATGTCCGTGACAGCCGGAGGGTGCTTAAAATTCGCCTTTACCGGGACCTACATGCTCATCGCGACGCTCAACGTGTCAACACCCGTGGCGCGAATTGGGGTCGGCCACTCGCTCGTCGACGGCCACCCAATCGGTACCTGGTCTTGGAACGATCACAACTACGAAATTGTCGTCATGCCCATGCCGCAGACGCCCCTCGCCGTCATACCAATCACATGCACAGATATAAATCAAAATTATTTTATTGATTTGGAAACTCAGAACCCGACACCGCTGACTGTCGGAACCGTGGGACAGGGGACGGAGGTTTCCATCACGGACGTCAATGAATTTTATAAAATAAATACAAATCAAACTCTCGTCAACGCGACCGCCAACCTCGCCGTCAACTGGGCACAGACGGGATTCTTTCCGGATCTCAATGTTTCAAAAATTTCAAATACTTTTTCTTTTATTGATACCGGGCTCTACCACCTGAAGGGGACCCTGTACACGTCTGGGTCTAATATTTTTTCAGTCACGCTGAGCAACACCGCAGTTGGCGCCATAACCACGTGGAAAACAAACCAGACGCGCAGCCCCACGCTGAACTTTACGTTTCCAGTGCAGGTGTGGAATAAAAACGATAATTACAGAATAAGCGTGATAACCGACGCGGCAACCACGACCCTCACACCCGCCTCCTTTTTCGGAAGTGAACAGTTTGGAATCATATCACCGCTCGCCCAGTCAGATACAAACACGAAACGAAACGGCCTCCTTTTCCTGGGAAATCCGGCCCACTCCATCACGATGGGGACCACCTCGCCCGTGAACTTCAACACCGCCTTTCAACGCGTCGGGCTTTCACAGTTCATGACCGTCACCCCAAATGGAAATATTCAATTTTCCAAAGAAGGGTCCTACCGATTCATGATTTATTTCGAGACGGTCGGTGCGTACATCGCGGATTTACGCCTGTCAAAGAACAGCACCGACACGCACCCCGCGCCGGGTGATTACCAAACAACCAGTTTTTTGAATATAGGAACACAGGGGCCGTACACGATTGACGTGATTGCGCAATGCACGAACGCGTCGAACGTCTTCTTCCTCGACGTGACGACGGTCGGTACAGGAACCACAACCATAACAGCGAACGCGTATGCAACCGTAGTCTGCGTGGCAACGCCCCTCCCCAACACCTACTACTACGTCGACTCGGTTGGCACGTACATGATTGAAAAAGCAGAACTTAAAATAGGAGGCCAGCTCATTCAAACTCTGACAGGCGAAGCCATCGAAATTTACAACGATCTCACGGTCCCCCAGGAAAACCAACCGGGGCTCACCCTGCTCACGGGCAAACTCGACGTGGCCGCGGCGACGCAGGACAGGAAATATTATGTAAATCTTCCATTCTACTTTTACGACGCACCCGAGCTATCATTACCAATCTGCGCTCTTCAGCGCCAAGACATGGAAATTTACGTGACATTTAGACCATTCGCGCGTCTCGTCGCAAAGGACGCGGTCGTCAATCCGACCAATATATCCGCATCCATGATTGTGGAATACGCCTACCTATCCGACCCAGAGGTGAACTGGATGAATTCACACATCCTTGATTACGTCATCACACAGATGCAATACGCGTCGTTCAACTTGGGCCAGTCGACAGTCTTGGATCTCGATTTTATGGGCCCGGTTCGCGAGATTTTCTTCGTCATACAAGACGCGACCGCCACCCCGTACGTCTACACCTCGGACCCGGGCACGGGCATCACAATCACCTTGAACGGTGAAGATCTCGTGGATCAGAGCACGTCTGATTCACATTTTCTAAACATAATAAACCCCCTCGAAAAACATACACGCCAGCCAGATCGCACCATATACGGGTACTCCTTCGCACGCAGACCACAGGACCCCAGACCGTCCGGATCACTCAACATGAGTCGAATTAAACAAAAGAAATTTCAAATTTTTCTTCCAAATACACAGGGTCTGGCAACAAAGGAAATCAGGCTCATCGCCGTATCTTACAATGTCCTGCGCGTGTCAAATGGGCTCGCGGGGCTCATGTACGACTAAACTTCTCAACTAGTACTAGATATGGCTGGACGCCAGGTGCTTGCACAACTCGGAACCGCCGACGTCATACTTTCAGGGCAGCCCGACATCACACTCTTCCTAGAACAATACAAACCACAAGGATTGTTCGCATCACGTGTTATCAACGTTCAGTTTGAAAACGAGCCGGCGTTCGGAACCGATTCGACCGTTGATGTTCCTTTGAGCGGGGATCTGATAACCTCCATGTACGTCCGCATGGACCTCACATTCCCCTACGGAACCGCATTCTACGACGCCGCGGGCACCCTCATGATCGAACGGGTCGAACTCTACTCCGGGAATCAGCTCATTGAAAGAATGTGGGGCGAATTTATCACGCTTCTGAACGAGGTGGAGGTGCCGTACGGACAGCAGCCGGGGCTGACCGAGATTATCGGCGGCTCACTGATTGGCGGGGGGAACGCCCCTCTTGCACGGTACACGATCCCCATAAAGTTCAAGTGCTTGCAGGCGGGTCTGCCCGTCACCCCCAACATGCGAGTCAGAATTATTCTAAACGATATTTCAAATTTTTGCACCGATCCAGCCACACCGATCAAAATGTCTTTTAATTTTTTTTCAGAATATATTTTTTTGAGTGAGAACGAGCGGGAGTACATACAGCGAAGGGGGCCGGTCATCCATTTAAGTGAGAACGTCCAGAGAGCCATGTACGTCGCACCCGCCGGTACGTCAAACATTCGGTGCATGACCAACTTTCTGCACCCAGTCAAAGAACTATTCTTTACCGTGCAAAATCAAGGGGCCAAGGGGTTCGACTACCTCCTCGACTCGTCCAACATCGCCGGTCCATCATATTCTCTAAATTTTTCAAATATAAATCAACTCAATGCAATGGCCATGTATTTCAACGAGGCGGAGAGAATCGACCCCCTCATAGGAACCAACTTACTTCTCGGAACTTCACAATTTCTAGAATATCACACCCGCGTGCCAACCAAACCGTTCTACATGTACTCGTTCTCACTCGACCCGGAATCCCCAAAACCCTCAGGCGCTGTTAATTTTGGAAGAATTAAAAATCAATATTTTGATTTCTATCTGGCACCGCACCACCCAGGACTCAGGCAGGGGCGGGTCGTGACGATATGGGCGAGATACTACCAATTCCTCGAAGTTGATGGATTTAAAAAAATTAAAGTTATGTTTGACAACATGGATGAATCCGGACAAAGTTCTTTTATAGTTTAAAAGAATGGACCTGTTCCTCCCAGTCATAGAATCGTCGATCGTCATAGCGAGCCACTACGCCCACGCGTGCGGACGGGACACGGTGCTCGCCGAGGACGCGTGTTACGGCCTCATGTTCGCAGCACGCCACGTCACGGGTAAACAAATTGGATCATTTTTTCCAGAAATTTATGAAGAGGAATCCGAAGAGGAATCCGAAGAGGACGACGGCCAGGAGGACCCCCCGTGGTCGCGGTACGAAGGGACCGACGAGAAGCTCCTGCTCGTCAACCAGTGCGCGGACGAATGGGACGCGTGGGAGCCCGAGACGCCCGCGGAAATCGCGCTCAAGAATGCCGTTGAAAAAGCAAAGGAATCGTATGGAGGGTCCTGAACCCTGGGACCCCCACGAGAGCGCCCCGTGGGTGGACATCAGGGTCCCGGTTCCTTTTTCAAAAACAGAATTTAAAATTTTTAAAATTTCAGACTCGGATACAGAAAGCGATGCACCAATGTTCGACCGTGTGCAGTGGTCAGCCATCCCAGACGAAAGTGACTTTGAAGATGAGTAATGAAATTTTCTTTTGTAAAATTAATATGAACACACTAGCCTTCACCCCAGGACTTGTGATCAACGCAATTGCCCTTTGGTGGCTCGTCAGCCTTGATCGCAAGGGGTGCTCGTGTGGCGCGGATTGGCGCCGCCAGTACCTCAAGTATTGGTACGGCTTTGCACTCGTGGCACCACTCCTGCTCTTTATGATTGGCGATGGCAAGTACCTCGTGCCGTTTACGGGTCTCGTGGGCGTCGCCGGCCTGCTCGCGTTCTTCGCGCTCGCCAGTTTCCTGTGGGACATCGAGCGCCGCCCATGCCCGTGTGCCCAGGACTGGCGCGAAAAGCTCCTCCTCCTCACGACCATTCTCGGGGTGGTCGGCCTGTTCGTCGGAGTTGCGGCCGCTCTGATGGCAAGACGCCAGTAAAAAATTTCCTGTGCTCTTAGTAAAATGGCCAGCACCCTTGTTTCCGCAGCAGTCGAGGTCGAGTCCTTCGCGCTGAACGCGATCGTCGGTTCCCTGGCGTTCACCGCCTCCCTGTCGTGGCTGGACTTTGTCCGCAGCATCGTGGCTGGCCTGATCAACGTGCCCCGCAACACCAACTCCTTCTTCCTGATCACGGCGCTGCTCACGACCCTGCTGTCCGTCGTGGCATACATGCTCATCAAGTTTGCCGCACGCAATGTGGTCATCCAGAAGCCCGGTCAGGTCTATGCAATTACAAAATGAGCACCTGTTTTATGATGGGTACAAATCAGGCACGGGGTTCGGTCTCAAGAACGTCTTGTAGCCCCAATAACCCATTGCAATTAAAACCAAAATAATGAGTATCGTCCACCGGCCGAAAGGAGTCTTTTTGGGCGGTGGTGGCGGTGGTGGCGGCTTGGCCTGCTCGTCAAGCATACGCTTGATTTCCAGGTCCGAGAGTCTTCTCGCCATGTCCTTCAGGTCCTCTTGCTCCTCTTCAGATTCGCGGTCCCGAATGTGAAGACGCAGCACAAACGCATTAGTTTCCCACCCCCTAAAGTTCACGGGCGCGCCGGCCTTGTCGACCCACCGGACCGTCAGCCTCTGCAGGCTTCCGATGGGCTCGGGGTACTGGACGCTCACGGAATAATCTTTGTTTTCATGAAAATTTTTAATACATCCAGAGCCGACGTCCATCATGACGGGCGCGAAGTTGCGGTTCGCGTTCGAGCCACTCACCGTGCCACTCACCGTCAGCGCCCCCGCATCCACGTGACTCGGCGTCCTGAGCTCGTCAATGTCCAGGAACACGTATTCGTTCAGGCTCATGTTCACGAGGGTCGAGGACCGTATGATGTACTTGGCGGCGTAGGCCGGGTCCGTGGGGCCTGCGAGGGCGGACGTGAGCAGAGATCCCCGGGAAAGGCCGAGCATCGTAGCAAGTTCCTGGGAATGTATGAACACAGTAAAGGAGGCTGCTGATGAAAACAGGAAATGACCCTCGTCTGGGAGATAGTCAAGTACGATAGTACTTGCCGCCGTCAGGGCTGCTGCGAGTCCGTAGACACTGTAAAACCCTGGGTTCAAGGAGACGTTTGAAGAGTTGACTGCTAGGACGTTTGATCCATTTGTACAGTTGTACATTGTATTAGGTACGCGGGCACTGACCAGGTCGACACGTTCGATGTCCTTTATCGGCGTGGTCAGGTGGAGGACGTAGTTATTTCCAGATGGAAATAACCGGACGTCACGGTTCTTGGAGTCGGCGAAGAGCAGACGCTGGGTCGCGGTCGAATGAACTCCGTTCATTCTCCTTCCTGAATTAGGTTGGGAAATTTAAGCGGCTAGTTTGGCCTCGAGGGCGGCGAGTCTCTGTTCGAGCGCGGTGTTCTTGGCCGAGAGTTCTTGGATTGCTTTGGCTAAAATAGCAGTCATCTTAGGATAATCCAAAGACAACATGCCATTCGCATTACTGCCTACCACCTCCGGCGCCAATTTTTGAACCTCCTGTGCGATGAAGCCTATTTCAACCTGCGCGCCGAGAGATTCTACATTGCTCCAGTTGTATGAAACGGGTCTGAGGCTGTTCACAGTCTCGAGTCCGTAAGTGAGATCATTCACGTTAGATTTCAATCGTTGGTCGGACGCAGAGTTCGTCAGAGTGCCTGTCGCCGTCGAGTAAACCGCACGATTACCTGTACCCGCAAGGCTCGATACGCTGACGATGGAGCTCAGCGAACCTAAATACAGCGCACCACCCGCCGTCTGAATTTCTAAAGTATAAGGCGTCGTGCCCACCGCCGAGGCGCTTCCGCCGGCGTATACCTGAATATTCCCGTTATTAGCGCCTGTGCCCGAATGGCCTATATTCACACTCACGTCTGGTCCAGCGAAAACGCCAAATCCTCCTGTGATCCCACCAGGCGCCTGCACCCATAATTTGGCGGGCGGACTCGTCGCCCCGAGGCCAACGTTGCCGTTGGCTGCTATGCGCATGCGTTCAGTCAAATTGGTTCTGACGGTAAAAGGATTTACTTCCAGTGGCCGTGTCAGGAACGCGATGTCTCCCTGGTCATTCACAGAACCGGCGCCGGTGTTGAGTGCACCCTTTATCTGAGCCATTGGGCCGTAACCCACGTTGGCTCCGAAGTTCACGGAACCACCGGCGCCGCCGACGTTGCCGCCGTTCTGTGTACGGATATCTCCATACCCAATGTCGAGCTTGTAGCCGGGACTCGCAGTCCCGATGCCGACGTTGCCGCCCACTGGATTGGACGTACCCTTGATGGTCACACGGACTAATTGATTACCAGAATTATCACATGTTGAAAATTGCATGTCGCTTTCGTTTACGGTTGAATTAGCTGGTAAACGGCATTGAATAGCCACACCATAAGGACCAGACTGGTTATTGGCTCCTAGAAGAATTTTAGCACCGGTCTCCTCGGCGTGGGTACCGCCATTGGTATAAGCCGCGGCGCAAGTCAGTAAAGCCGCCGGACTCGCCGACCCAATTCCTACGTTGCCGTCGGTGTGAACTCTCATCTTTTCAGATCCACTAATTCGGAAAGCAAGTGGCACGACGGCCGAAACACCCGAGGTTGCTGTATCCAAATATGAAGTTTTGGTGAATGTAGTTCCATCTAGACCCATTTGAAGTATCTGGTTAGACCCACCGTTCCGCCCAGAAGAATCTATCTTTACTAAAGGGTTTCCAGTTGCGGAGGCGGTACTATCATTAAACCTGAATGAAAAAGTGTTAGAATACAATGTAGTCGCAGCCGGGGTTGTGTAGATGTCGCTCCTGGTCGTGAGAATTCCGTTGACGTCCAGGGTTGTGCCGGGATTATTCGTCCCGATGCCGACGTTGCCGTCGGTCCTTATACGCATGCGCTCTGTAGGCACGGCGTTATTTGTTGCACTTGTATAAAACTCAATCTGAGATCCACCCTGATAAGAATTGAGGTTAATTCCAACCGCTGCGTAATTAGCCTGACCGGTACCTGCAATGGGATCCCACCCGTTTGCTATGCGAAAATTACAAGGGAAGGGGTTAGAGCCCACGTATTGTGGCTGAAGTCTCCACGTGGTGTTTCCAGCGTTACCGTTAATGTTCGAGCTTGCGTATATGTCGCCGCCCTGAACATGAAGGCGGCTCGATGGATTCGTCGTCCCGATGCCGACGTTGCCCGGGCATATAAGACCACCCGTGGGAGCAAATGTTACATTCGAGTATGATCCGAGAGTGAGCCCACCCACCGCCGACAAAAATGCGCAATTTGCACTAATTTGATTAGAATTGTTAAAATTTATAAATTCCCATCCCCCGCTGCCCAAACCTTGTTGGTTCATAAAAGAAGTTGCTCCATTCACGATAGACCCGGCTCTGTTCCATCCTATATGGGCCGCTGATGTGAGTGGGAGAGCAGATGGCTGAGATACTGCAATACCAGTCGATGCAACTGTTCCTACGACTTGAAGACTATATTGTGGATTCGCAGTCCCGATGCCGACGTTGCTCGTGGAACTCACGAAAAGCCCCACGGTCCCGTTGGCGTTGCTGACACTCAAGCAGTTCCCTCCGCCGAACTGCCTCACGGTCAGTGCGTTCGCTGAAGCTGCATTGCCGGTGACTAGGACCGCACTGGAGTTTATGAGCGTCGGGACCGTTGGGGCCCCCTGGTTGAAACTCATCGAGTACTATTACTTGGCGAGATTTGTTTGCGTGACTTATTCCGATGGCGCCACGGGCCACACGATCGCGAACGGGTCGGTCTGCGTCGTCACGTCCCTCAGGGCCTGACGGTACGCGGCCCACTCGGACTTGTTTGGAACCTCGTAATCCGTGACGCTGCACGTCCAGTCGGATTCGTAAAGCTTCTGGCGCTGCTGGGCGCGCACGGAGGTCCATTGGGCCGCAGTCTTCTGGGCCACCTTGTCGGGGTCTTCGACGAGGGTGATCTGGTCACCTTCACGGACGGCCTGGTCCGCCAGAACGTCGAACGGCACGAGACACTCGAGGTCGTCCTCGACCCACTTCGGCCCGCCGTTGGTGTTGTAAGTGAGCGTGACGGCGAGGGATTCGGGGTCGACACGGGCGAAGGTAGTGACGCTCATCTACTAGATGTCTAGAGGTTTTCTAGAGCTCGGCACTTGCGGTCCAATGGAAATTTATTGTTGCGGGGGTGAACCCAGTTGCGATGCTACAATATCCCATAAAGCTAAATTCATTTCTATATGTTGATATTGCGTCGGCTTCGACGTTCAGGGCACCTGATTTATTGGAAGCCATCTTGTTTATAGCACCTGCTGGCGCGTAAATGACTGGCGTCGGTGATACTCTTTTAGGTACTGAATATCTCACCAATCCAGACATATTATTCGAATTATCGGATACTCCGTGGAAAGTGTTCATACCAATGTTAGTATTTACCCCTGCAGTAACCCCCATCGAGTAACTCTGCTCATAGTACCTCTGACACAGAGCCAACTCGGTCGCAAACGGGCGGACCTCAAACGGTGTGGCGACCGTGCCTTTCTCGAGCTGGACGCCTGTGATGTCAAAGTAGTCGTTGGCGACGGCCGGGTTGGTGGTTGGGATGTACCAAAATGGCGCGGCAACCTGTGTCGAGTTTATAGGAACTTGCGCCGAAAACGAATATTTCGTCCAGGCCGTAGACGACGGTAAAGAATTTACTTGGTAAACTGGACCAGCCCAGTTGGCCGTGTAATTTTGATCTGTTCCAGTACTCGTTGCCACGACTGCCTGCAAAGTCCCTGCAAATGCGGCACCTGTTCGGTAATAAAATGACATTGTGACTATTTTGCCTGCGAGACGAATAGAGTCCCTTGTTTCAAGAACATCCGCGACATAAATAGACTGGAGGCTCGTGTCACTGACAGAACGACCGATGCGCATGAAGTTCACGAGACCGTCGTTCTGGTACGGGAGATCCACGGACGTCATGGTTCCCTGGGCGACCGTCCCACCGGCGGCGTAGGCTCCACGGAAACATAGCCATCTGTCCACTGCATACGCCGCCGCCGTCGTTCCCATCGCGCTCGGACTCCCGACGGTCGTGCTGATACCGCGCTGGTTGATACGGAAGTCACCGTTGTAAAGGACGTTGCGGAACGTCGTACTCTGGCTCGAAACCGTCCCACTCACGACCAAGTCCCCAGCAACCTCCAGAGCTCGCGTGGGATTCACGACGCCGAGGCCCACGCGGCCGTCGGGGGTCACGTTGACGGACTCGATGGTGCCGTTGAAGACGAGTTCCTGCATCTGGATATATGTACCGTTTCCTTGTAAATTCATGGTTACGATGCGGTAATAGATGTACGACTGTGAAACTTGGGTCGAAAACGTGAGGCTTTGACCCGTGGTAGTCCACGTCACGCCACTCCGTGAATCCAAGAGGAACCAGTTGACGCCATCGCGAGACCCCAACACAACGAATCTCTGCGGAGCTGCAGCAATTCCATTGCAAGTTATGATGTATGATGAGATGATCGTACTTACAGGTTTATGAATCTGGAGCCACTCACCAGCATAAGAAGTCCCCGTGATGTCCACGGTCGTGACAGTACCGGTATAAGCATAAGGGCTTGATGAGCCGTATAGAGGAGCGTTAGTAACGAAATAATTCGTTGTAGTTTTATCGAATACATACCATGCATATGGATAACCCGTCGCCGGGGTGGGGAACTCACTACTCGCACTCGCCACATAGACGCCCTGCCCATAGCCCGCGTTCAAGGTGGTCGCATATCCGGTCATGGGTGCTGGGGGGAAGGCGAGGACCTGGCCCGAGTTTGCGCCGGCAAACTTTTGCGTCAAGACGCGACCGGGCGCCGGGGCATTGCGTAGGAGCAAAACAGTTCCGTAGGGCAGGCCGGCTTGGGTCACGCCTTGAATAGGCTGGAGAGGTCCGGTCGGTGGGGTGAATGAGGACGTGGTGTAAAGCGCGGCGCCGCGTGTAAAGCGCAAATTGGAAATATTCGCATTCAAGGGGTAGGCTGTTGATCCCTGCCACATCCCCATGACCATGTTGCGCGTACCTGCATATGTCGGGGTTCCCGATGTGAGTGTAACCGAAAGCACAGTACCATTTACGCACAAATACATAGTCTGTGCCGATTGCGACCACGAAACCGCCAAGTGAGACCATTGATTCCGTGTAATAACCGGACCGACGAAATTACCAGACCCAGAACTGGACCCGACCCCGGTAATGAAGTAATACAGTTTAGAATCACTTGCACTTATGAACATGACTTGTTCAAAATCACGTGCAAAGATGTTCTGATTTACTGCAGTCGTTGTTGGATATATGAAACACTCGAGTGTGAAATCTGCAGTAGTCCAGTTGTATGCGAGTTGGGTCGGTTGACCGAAATTCACATAAGCCCCAGTCCCCCCCGGCAAATACAGCGACCCTTCACCCGCAAACGGCCCCATGGAAGAGTACGCCACGGTATTCGCCACTGTCGCCGTGTTCGACACCACGTACGCCGGAATGTTCAATGCGCTCGATGAAAAGTCTTGAGGCACGTAGACTCCCGCCGATTGGGGTCCTGTGAGTTGCGGTGCGATCAGGGGGTACGTCATGGTGGTCGGCTGGGCAATCTCTAGGGGCTGCTGAGTGTCGGCCGTGCCGTAGAGGGTCCATTCGGTGAGCTGGAGATAGCCGGAAACACCTGTGGCTAAAGCCACTAGGCGAAAGTAGTTGTACGTTTGTGAAGGGGTCGGAACGGTGTACGTGTAAGTCGTCGTGTTCACGAGAGCAAGGGTACCCTGGGAGTTCACTAGAGTCCAGTTCACACCGTCTCGGCTTCCGAGAATCACCCATGCACTCGGATTCGTGGCCGATGCTAATCCAGAAAATGAATAGCTCGAGAGTGTGATGGGGGTCGGAAGCTGGATCTGCGCCCAGTCGCCTTTGTAAACAGTACCATTCACGGCAGACGTAGTTTTTGAACCTATGTAATAATAGGGTACAGATGTACTGTAAGCTGAACCATCGCCCGTGTACCAATAACCGGCTCCTTTATCGAAAAGCGTCCAAACGGGGTTGCCACTTGTATCACCACTCGCGCTCGCCACATAGGTCCCGCCATTAATAGTCGTCACGTAGCCAGTCATGGCCGCGGGTGGCCATGCGGTCACTGCGCTCGTTTGGCCAATGCGTTGCATGTTTAGACGGCCGTCCGAGGCGATGGACAAGGCCGGGGTCCCGTTGACGTCGCCAATCTCGATGGGCGCGTTCACTGTAGAGGTGGTGAGGGTCAGGTAACTCTGGTAAATCTCGGCGTCGCTCAGCGAGCGGTTATAAAATGCAAAGGTATTTGCTGTAAATGTATTAGTTACAGCGATATCGCCAATCTTAGTCAGTGGAGAAACGAAATCACTTGGTATTCTGGCACCCATGGCGACTGAAGACATTTTCACGCCATTAAGCCAAATAGACCAAGTTCCGTTAGTTCCCACACTCGGGTTATAATTTACAGCTACAACTGATATAGTATTAGGAGAAATAGTAAAGGACGCCGTTGCGGTCTCGCCATCCGCTCCCGCATAAAATGAGTACCAATTTGTTGATGTTGCAACTCGGAGGAACCCGAAAGAACGCGTCGCGTCTCCAAATTGCCACAAGCGCTCATAATTCGCAGCCCCTCCAGTCAAGGTGAATTTAAAGATGGCACCGAACCCCTTGGTCGCCACGTTAAATGTTTTCGCGCCAAAATTCATGAATTGCTTGAGACCTCGGTCGAACACGAGCGCGCCGTTCTGCACGGTCGGGGAGTTTTGACCGGCGCGGGCGAGCATGACGGTCGTCCCAGACGCCGCAATTGCGAGTGGAGCAGAAGGAACCGTGAAACTCGCGCCCGTGTAGAGAGCCGCGCCGTAAGTGACGCGAGCGTCTGCTATGTAGCCGGTTGTGAAAGCAGTTGAGAAAGACCCAAGGCCGAGATAGTTGTAAGTGGAAAAGGGCGACCCGACGAGCGCTATTGTGGTGGCTGAAGGTGCTGTGCGTGATCCATTATTGTTCGCATTCGATGTTTGCTGAATGCCGTTAATGTACAGACTTAGAGGACCGCCCGATGGTACTGATACGGCGACGTGGTTCCACGTATTCAGAGACAGTGAGATGTTCGTATTGGCTGACTGATTAGTACCACCTGTGTTTCCGTAGTAATAAAAGGTCAATTTTCCATTAGGGTCTGATCCTAGCGCCCACGCCGACGAACCCGGGCTAGAAGGTGTGAATGCACCGAGCATACATGGGCGAGGTACGGCACTGATATCCACGGTCGAACCCACAAAACTCGTGTAATAGACCCACGCTTCGGCAGTGAGACCAAGACTCCAGTTATATGAAGCACCCAGTGACACGGCAATATTGGACGTGTTCACGCCCGGGAAATACATGGACCCCTCCTTGTACAGGTCCGCAAAGGGCGACTGAGTCACGGCCGGGACAGATCCGCCAAGTGTGAATCCCGTCGCCCCTGCACTCTCCACGATCGCGTACGACCCAGGGTTCTGGTTGGCCGGGGCGATCTCGGTCGCGCTCGCAAAGATCATGGCGTCGCTCGGCAGGGCATGAGCCCTGAGAGAGTCCAGAGACTGCACCTGGCCCGTCACGACCTGACTGGCCGAGACGAGGGAGGTCATCGAGTTCTATTAGTTACAGAGAGAATTTAGGCGCTCGTGAAAGTTTGGGCCGTCTACCCTTTCACGAGTTCCGTTTTTAAAATTAAAGTTTTACTTTTGTCTTGAGTTTGGAGAGAAAATGCCTCTTGAAATTTCTTAGTCCGTGTCCGGATCCACGTAGGTATCGGGTCTCCCTGCAAAGACCTGGGGCGGGGCGACCATACCTGACGGGCCGTCTGGGTCGGTCCCGGCCGGTACGAACTTGATCATGTAGATATAACCTGGCATCTCTCTTCTCATGGCCTGAGAAAATAATTTCAGGCGTGGCCTGAGCGTCAGGCGGTCGCTTAAAAATTTCTCAGACCATAGTAGACATGGATGTCACCATCAAGGGCATACCAGTAGAGAAGCTCCTCGAGGTCTACGAAAAGTACGAAGGCTCAGTCGACCGGGTCAAGTCCCGTGACGCCAAGTACAGGGAGGCTCACAAGGCCGAGAGGAACAAAAAGGCCCGTGAATATTATCAAAGACGCAAGGAGGCCCTGAAGTCCCAGGCGGCGCCTGAGGCCCAGGTCGAGGTTCAGGCGACGCCATAAATATTTTCCCAGGCCATAGTAAGAATGGCCCCCGTCACACTTTGCACGACGCCCAAGAACGCCGTCCAACTTGCGACCGAGACTGAGATCCGCCGGTTCCTGGAGGTTCACTCAGGCGCCAGCGAGATCCTGACGACCAAAAACGCCAAGCGTCCGTACTTCCAGAAGACCATACTGACGGGACACCAAATGCCGATCGAAGAGATTGTCAAGAATCACCTGGCGCCTGCCGAAGGCGAGATCAGGGAGCTCATTGAGAGTCGCTTCGGATCCATTGAGGCTATAAAAATCAAGGGGATGTTTTACCAAGGGCTCCAGGACGACAAGGTGACGTGGAAGACGGTACTCCGCCTGATACTCGCAGGTACGCAGACCGACGACTACACGAAGCTCAGGAAGGTGTGCCCTTCCAGTTTCGACCGTGACGTCTACGGGCCCAACAAGGTCCTGGCGCTCGAGGGGTTCCAGCCGGGCCGCACGACCGAGTTCATGGAGCAGTTTGTCCAGGCTCAGGACGGTGATACGCTCGTGTGGCTTCACGACGCCCCCACAGACGATGAGCGCAAGTACCAGGAGGCCAAAATAGAGTTTGAAAAGACTCACTTCAAAATCAGGAGACCAGTTGGTTTCGTCCGCCAAACAGAGTCTGAACTCCAGCTCCTGAGCCGAAAGGAGCTCTTTGACTTGTACGAGAACATGTTTGTCGGGTCCGAGCAGTTTGTGAAGCTCTGGCTCCGGGACCCGGATATTCGCACGTACGAGCGGTTCGACTTTTTACCGCCCCCGCTCAAGTGCCCTGCGGACGTCCTGAACACGTGGGCAGGCTTCGAGGCTGCGAGGATCGACGCGACGATGGGCCGTCCCAACCTCTTCGTGGAGCACCTGCGTCGCCTGTTCGGGCGGGACTCCCAGTACGTCCTGAAGTGGCTCGCGAGTCTCGTTCAGCAGCCAGGAAAGCACACGGCCGTGGCGCTCGTAGTGGTTGGTGGCCAGGGCACGGGCAAGACGACGACGTTCGAGCTTTTCATGAAGAAGGTTCTGGGGTCCCGGTACTTTGGACAGACCAACAACCCCGAGAACGATCTGTTCAGCCGGTTCGGGTTCCTCAAGGATTCCAAGATTCTGGTTGTCGTGGACGATTTCAACGTCGGGACACTCAAGATGAATGCGGATCCGTTCAAATCGTACATCACGGGCGAGACTTTGCCGTTCGAGTCCAAGGGTAAGATGTCCATCGAATTACTGAACTGTGCTAACTTTGTCCTGACGACGAATAAGCACGATCCAGTAAAGCTCGATGCCGATGACAGGCGGTACGCGGTCCTCGAGGTTTCAGACCGACTCAAGGGCAACCATGCGTACTTTTCAAAGTTGTACCGGTACTTGGATAGGCCTGAGAATATCCGGGCCGTGTACGACCTCTTGCGAGACATCGACATTTCGGGTACGAATTTTCAGGCTGATAGGCCCATCACGGAACTCTACAAGGAGATCAAGAACATGTCGGTCGACAAGGAGCTCATGTTCCTTCACCACAAGGTGGGTGGGTTCGAGCGGCCCCAAGAGTTCAAGGGGTCAGAGTACTATCAGGACTTTCGCGTATGGTTGGCCGAGAATGGGTTCACGGACTACAAGGCCAAAGACGCCGTGCGGTTCGCAATATATATGAAGAAGGTCGCGGGGGTGGCGGTCGAGCGTCGAACCGCGAACGTGGCCTGGTACACAATCGACCCCACGAAAGTCCCACAGTTATCATAAAATTTACGTTAACTTTCGTTAACTCTCGAAATTGGTTGGAGTTTGTATATACAGTTACAGTAGTTATAGTAGTTAACAACTTTTAGTCAGTTGAGAATGAAAAAGGGGGTACTTGAACAAATGCCCCCATTTTGAGTTGAGCTGAGTAAAAAGGGACCATAACTATAACTACCTTAACTAACCTCCATAAAGTCAATGGAACACCCGGTTCCATTGAGTCTATGGGTCTACTGACCCGAGTGAATTTTCAAAAAGATTTAAACAACGGGCTCCACCGGCGCCTCCTCAACGACCGGAACCTCCTCGACGACCGGAACCTCTGTGACCTCCTCAACCGGCTCAGCCTCCGTGACCTCCTCGACGACCGGAACCTCTGTGACCTCCTCAACCGGCTCAGCCTCCGTGACCTCCTCGACGACCGGAACCTCTGTGACCTCCTCGACGACCGGAACCTCTGTGACCTCCTCAACCGGCTCAGCCTCCGTGACCTCCTCAACGACCGGGACCTCCTCAACGGGCGCGACCTCCTCAACCACTGGGACCTCCTCAACGGGCGCGACTTCCACGACGGGCGCGACTTCCACGACGGGCGCGACTTCCTCAACGGGAGGGACTTCCACGACGGGCGCGACTTCCACGACGGGCGCGACTTCCTCAACGGGAGGGACCTCCTCAACGACCGGGACCTCCTCGACCTCTGGAACCTCCTCAACGACCGGGACCTCCTCAACGACCGGGACCTCTGGGGCGGGCGCGGGTTCCTCGCCCGCGTGTTCTAGAAGAGATCCGAATCTCGATGAGGCGACTGGCGTTGGCGGAATCTCACCTGGCTTGAGCGGCCACGTGATGGAGACCAAGTCCTCTGGACTTGTGATCTGGACCATGTCAGGCAAGTCACGGAGTTCCTGCCGGTAATCGGCCCACGCAGCCTGTTTGTCTGCAGACATGTGAGTGTCTTGAAGCTGCGTCCAATCCGAGGCTGTGAGGCGGTCATTGCGCTGGGCCCGGAGTTGGGTCCATGCGGCGTCTGTCCGGGCCTGGACTTTTGCGGGGTCCTCGACGAGGGTCACGGTTCCGTCATCGCTACGGATGGCCATAAGAATCGAAGGATCCTCTGAGGTTTCCAAAGAGACCTGAGGGTTCGGACCGGTGACCGTAGGGGGATTAACGGTGCTCGAGGGCCAGTAGTTCATGAACTCGAGGGTGACGGTGTCGACGATTACAGTCGTCATAGTACTACTTATAGCTCACAAGAAAATGCGATGTACGCAACCGACGAACCACTAAGACTGTTTGAACGGATCCATACTGCGTTACCCGCAAGGAGACCTGATGCGACCGTAAAACTAACTCTCGCCGTTTGGGGAGTGTTGGAATCAGTCGCGCCACCTGAAATAGCTGTAAGCACCACGGAACCTGATGGCACAACAACCTGGAAAGTATTAGCGGCCGAAGATGAAAACGTAGGAATGGCCGTACGCATGGCGACTGGGTAAAAAATAACTATGTCCCCTGATGTCGTAGTGTAGTTCAGACCAACTCCGAAAATACTAAATTGGGTCGCTGCTCCAGAAACAGCCACCGTCGGGGACATAATCTGATAAAAGTACCTCTGACACAGCGCCAACTCCTGAGCGTACGGCCGGAACTCGAACGGGGTCGCCACAGTCCCGCGCTCGATCTGAACTCCTGTGATGTAGCGGGACCAGCCGACGGTGCTGGCGAGGTCGTAGGTCCCCCAGACACGGAATTTGTTTATAGAGATGGAACTGACCCATGTATTTGGCTGGGCCGGCGAAGAAGCACCGGAGCTCGTCAAAGGGAAAGACACCCCGGTGTGCAATGTATTGAGAGCCGCCGTGAACGGACCTGCTGCAGAGGGTGGCGGAGGGACGGTCAAAGTGACGTATTGCCACGCGCTCGGAGCACTGACCGTATACGAAGACAGGTAATAGTAAGAGGAAGAGCTTCCGGAATAAATGACGGCGACTGGCAAGATCGAACCGGCAGGGACGTTCGTGATCATGGTCCAGAAAGAAAGGGTCACGGGTTGGCCATAGCTCGTGCCCCAGCTGAGGTCATACATGTTGTAGCCTTCAATTTGCTGCCTCGTCGCTGCGTAGTCGTTGGCGATCGTCGCCACCGTCATGGTCTGGACGAAACTATTCGAAAACCCCTGGCCCAAAGGAACCACGGCGCTCTGTCCGGTCGTGAATGTCCCGCTAGTGATAAATATAGTCTTCCAGCGATCGACGTCCCAGACGGTGTCGCTTCCACTAACAGTTGAAGGCCCCACCCCCCTCTGCGCGATCCTCATGTCGCCGTTGATGATGCGGTTGCGGAACCCGCCCATTCCAGCGCCTCCACTGATCGTGCCGCCCACAATAAGGTCGCCGGCAACCTCCAAAGCGCGCTGCGGGTTGGCGATGCCCACGCCAACCTTGGCGTCGCTCGTGATGCAGAGGGACTCTTGGATTCCGTTCAACACCCAGGCATACGCTGCTGGCACTGTTGTACCGCTTCCGTTCAGACCGACCAGGCGATAGTAGTTGTAAGACTGGGTAGCAGACGCCGTGAACGTCTGAGCAGTTGCGGGCGCAATGCCAACCCATGTGATACCAGACCGACGGTCCACGAGGGTCCAGTTGGTTCCGTCACGTGAACCGAGGATGGCCCACACCGTAAACGAGAAACCACCTCCATATGGCTGGAAAACGTATGAAGACAAAATGATTGACACTGGCATTTGAAGTTGAACCCACTCACCTGAATAGGAATTTCCTACAGTGTCCACGGTCGTGATTGAACCTGTAAACGGGTAAGGATTTGTCGTACTGTATCCGTTAAAAGCCTGCCAATAATTACTGCTTGCTTTGTTGAACAAGAGCCAGGCCTGAGTTCCCACCCCAAACTCACTACTCGCACTCGCCACGTACTTGCCCTGCCCGTAAGTTACCAAGGCGTTCGAAGTAGTATCGAGCAAATAGGATCTCATGGGCGCCGGGGGGTAGGCGCGGACCGTTTGAGTCGCCCCGAGGGAAACTGCATTCAAGCCCCGTCCCTGAACCTCCAAAGTGGTGCCGACCTGTCCGCCCAGTGATTTCAAAAGCAAAAGGGTCGAGGAGTCGGTGGTGAACGGCTCGGTCGGAACCGTGTAGCTCGAGCCGGTGTACCGAGCGACGTTGGAGACGCGGACATCGGCGAGGTTGCCCTGGTATTGGGTATTGTAAGCGATGCCCACCTGGAAAGATGATGTAGGAGTGTACGGGGTTGAAATTGCCGATACTGGAATGGTGTTTGATAGGGCGCCACCGACATACACATTTGAGCGAGTTCCATCGAAGGTCACGGCCATATGGTACCACGAGCCGGCCGCGAAACCAGCCGCACCTGCATTGTAGTTTGTAGCGGATCCAATATTTGATGCGAAACCTATGTGTGCAGTTGTTATGTATAACATAAAGTCATTGCCTCGGCCCAAAATGAAATTCGCGCCACCCGGGAACGCCGTCGGATAAACCCACCCCTCAATAGTCCACGGACTGGCCCAGATGTTAGAAGTCAAGACAGAAGACGCCGCGTTGCCATAGTCGATGTAGCCGGTGCCGTCGAAACGGATCGAGTCGAGTTGCGGATACGTGGTCGGGTAGGGGCTGAGCACGTTTGATGTGACGCCGCCGATGGGCGTGGGCACGGCGCCAAAGGACCCTGATTGGAGCGCCAGAGGAGTGACGTCCTGGATGCTTGGGTAGGTTGGCAGAGGGTACTGGGTGTCCAAAGACCAGAATGGAGCCGTGGCGCTCGTCGCAAAGTTGGGATTGGGTGTGAATGAACCGCTCGAGTAGACGTTTGCGCCGTAAATGAGGCGGGCTTTGGCGATAGCGAAGTTGGGACCCTGGTACGTGTAGTATTGACCAACAGTCATCGCAGAACCGGTGGGCGTCCCCGTCGTCGTGCTCGGGGCGAGTGTAGGTGCGACCGTACCAGATCCACTCGTCGGGATGAAACCCTGGGCCGTCAGGGTAGTGAAATTACCGTTGATGGCCATGTAGACGTTCGAGCCGTTTCCTTGGACCATAAGATGATTCCAAGTACCGGTCGTGATTGTGTTGGAAGTGACGAAAGCATTGTTCGTGCCACCAGATGCCCACCAGACGAAGGCTATTTGGCCTGTTGTCGTCGGTCCGAATCCGTACATGGCGGACCCAAGACCGGGAGGTGGTGTGGTCGTCGTGATCATAAATGGATAAGAAGCGCCAGTATTAAAGACGTTCGAGTTTGCGAAGGATGCGTAATTCACCCAAGCCTCGAGAGTGAATCCGGTCGTTTTCCAATCTGAATGAGCTGCAAACGGAAGCTGCGAATAAAAAGACCCCACCGTCCCCGGCAAGGTCAAGCAAGGTCCATAGGGTGAAGTGGATGCGCCGGGGAAGTACGATGTCTGGAGGGTCAGGGTCAGGTTGGACGTGTAGCCGGTGTCCATGCCGGTTCGGTACGTGGGGGCGGTCGTGAAGGGGGCACTCTGAGGGCTGAATGTGGTGATGGGAACTATACACTTGGTCATGACGCGGACGTCTGCGACGTTGCCGGCGAGAGATTGAACTGATGCATTATTATCACCGGCGATATAGATGTTTGCGGTGGGTGTCACGCGCGGCCCGGCAACTGATACGGTTCCGGTCGTACCGCCAACGCCACCATTCACGAAACACAGTACCGTACCGGCAGTTAATCCAGTTCTGTTATAAGACCCTGAAACGTGATACCAAGTTCCAGCACTAAGAGTTGTTGCATTACTCGCCCTAAACAGAGACCCAGCTGTGTTGTAAACGTCAAAAGTTACAATGTTTCCACTGGTAATTTGCAGTGTAAAATCATACGTAGTACCATTTGTTCTAGCGGCCAAAATTCGCGTCACGCCCGTGGTGCTAATATTGACCCAAGCTTCTACAAAAAGATTTGACAATGCGAGATTTGAATAGTTTACAGAATGATTCGTACCCAGGTTTACAAACGACCCGGTAGTCGCTGGAACGTAAAGAGCCTGCGTGATTGTTCCAGTCGAAGTATTCGCTGTGATTTGAGCCGCGTTGCTCAAATAATTATTAATCAGCGAAGTGGTCGTGGTCAGAGGCACGGACCCGGTCACGTACTGAGAGACGTCCAGAGATCCGGCCGGGACTCTCTTGCCCAGGACGTAGGTCGACCCGCTCGCGTCCGAGGTGACAGTCACGTTCCCGACGAACGCGGTGGTTCCGTTGACCGTGAAGGTCTCCGTGAGTGCAGAGGGGTTGACGCCGCCTATGCCAACCGCTCCACCTGAATACGTCACCGATGAGCCCTGCTGGGCCCACGGGCTGGTGCTCGGACTCACATAAGATCCTACGGGTTTCAGAGAGACGAAGGTCGAGACGTTTGAAAGGCCCACGGTCGCTTGGGACCCTGGGAAGATGACGTCCACATAGTAATACTTGGAGGTGTCCGTGATGTTGAGGGGCATGGTGACGATCGTCGTGGGGTCCTGGGTATACATGGGTGCGTACTGGTACAGGTAGGGCCCTTGGACCGAAGGGGCGGTGTCGGCCGCGAGCGAGCCCACGCCAAACAGAAGAGGAGTGGCACCGACGGCGTTCAAACACATGGAGACCTCGTAGATTCCCACCTGATTAACCTGGAAGTTGCCGCCCGAGGTGACGGTCAGAGCCGTGCTCACACCACTCACGGTCCAGCCATTGGAAGAGGTCATGGCGAGGCGGAAGGTGTTGGAGGTGACGGGCGATGACAGGGTCGTGGTTCCGTAAGCGTTCATCAAAAGGCCGGATGCGACGCCGGTCGCACTCGTGAGATAGTTGCCAAAGGGGCCGACCTGCACGTACGTACCGTACGCGGAACCAACCGCGGTCGTGGAGCGGGTCGGGTACAGGATCGAAGGGGTGCCTGCCGCAGTACTGAAGAAGACGTCGAGATAGTAATACTGCGAGGTGTCGAGGACGGTCAGGGGTATGGTGATCACGGTACTGGGTGACGAACCGACCGGAAAGTTGTATACGTAGTCGTAGCCGGCGGTTGCGGTGACCACAGGTGGGAAACTCGAAGAAGATGTCTTGCCAAAGGCCAACTTCACGACTGGCTGATCACCGACGATAACGCACGTGACCTGGTAGAGGCCGCCCGTCGCAAACTTGAGCATGCCCGAGCCGGCTGAAAAGGCCGAGACGGAAGCGACCGCCTCGGCACTAAAAGACGCCATGTTGATGTGGTACCCGGCGATTGCTGGGCCGGCAGTTCCAGTGGAGAACGCGCTGCCCAACGAGTAGGTGCCCGGAAGAGAGTAAAGAACACCTTGAGAAGTGCCTGAGCCCGAGCCGACTGAGCCACCGATCGAGAAGATGTTACCCTGGACGACGAGGTTACCGGTCAGGTAGACGTTGCCAAAGCCGGTATTTGTGGAGAGGTTGCTAGACATGATGATGTTTGATGCGTAAAGGTTCGATCGGACGGTTAAATTTGCAATGTTCGCATCGCCCGTGACGTTCAGTGACGAGATGTTGGCCGTGAGTATATTGGCCGTGAGAACGTTCGCGTTCGCCAAAAAGGCGCTCGAAGAGACGTTGAGAAATGTGAGGTTGGCCTGCGTGCTGACGTTCAGACTCGTTACGTTGGCCGTGAGAACGTTAGCCTGAAAAATGGTCGCGAATCCCGAAACGTTCAGGGTCGCCACGTTTTCCGTGAGAACGTTAGACGAGGTGATATTTGCGGTCAAAACATTAGCCCGAAAAATGGTCGCGAATCCCGAAACGTTCAGAGTCGCCACGTTTTCTGTGAGAACGTTAGACGAGGTGATATTCGCGGTCAAAACATTAGCCCGAAAAATGGTCGCGAATCCCGAGACGTTCAGGGTCGCCACGTTTTCCGTGAGAACGTTAGACGACGAGATATTCGCGGTCAAAACATTAGCCTGGAAGAGGGTCGTGAAGCCCGAGACGTTCAGAGTCGCCACGTTTCCCGTGAGAATGTTAGACGAGGTGATATTCGCGGTCAAAACATTGGCCCGGAAGAGGGTCGCGAATCCCGAGACGTTCAGGGTCGCCACGTTTTCCGTGAGAACGTTAGACGACGAGATATTCGCGGTCAAAACATTAGCCTGGAAGAGGGTCGTGAAGCCCGAGACGTTCAGGAACGTGACGTTGGCCTGGGTACTGACGTTCAGGGAGGCGACGTTGACCGTGGGGGCGTTGACGTTTCCCGTGGCGGTGAGGACACTGACGGCTGCTGTGTTGTCGCCCACGATTTTACCATAGAATCCCGTGGTTGCTATGGCCGTCGCAGCGTTTGACACGGGCGTGGTTATTATGGGCGCGTAGACGTTGACGCTCGCCGTCAGGGTACTCAGGGCCGCTGTATTGTTACCGGCAAGCACGCCATAAAAGGCCGACAATGCGGATACGGCCCCAGTGACGCTGACGCCCTGAGCAAACGTCACGGGCCCTGCAAAACTTGAAGTGCCCGTGCCGTTCACGGCCGCATTGCCGACCGTGACGACATCGCCAAAATTGGTGATGATCGGCATTACATTTTACAGAGAGTTTTTTCGGCGTCGGGGCCCGTAGGGCCCCTCCTGTGAACTCCGGGGCTTCAGAGCGGTCTCAAAGTCACGTAGGAACCAGTGTACCCTTCGGCCGTCACGTTGGTATAGGCCGTCTTGTGGATATTCTCTGTCGTATTTTGCATGGCCTCAAAATCGATAAAATAGTACTTTGATGTGGAATCGACGTAAAAGGGGATCTGAACGGGCACGGAAGGGTCCTGCCCCACACTTATGCGATAGCAGTAAAGCCAGACTCCCGGATCGGCGAGGTTCGAGTGGACGTCCGATGTGTTGGAGCTTAGGGCAATGGTCTTGATGTTATTGTCCGAACACAGAACGATCGTGAATTGATAGGGCCCGGTCTGGCCGAAACGGAAGCCGCCGTTGGCCGTCGGACCGGTGATCAGGGGGTTGGACCCGTACACGGTCCAGGACGCCACGGGGTTCGGGCCGAAAAGCGTGAAGAGGTTGGATGTCACGGAACCGGCCACGTTACCGGTCCAGTTACCGGTCGCGTTGAGAGTATACGTTGCGTTCAAATTCATGAAGAGGCCCGAGGAGACGGGGATCACACCTGGGGTGGAGATGCTCGCGACGTTGAGAGTCTGCAAATTGGAGTTGCCCGAGACGGTCAAGGAGGTCAGAGTACCGACCGACGTGACATTGGTCTGGGCCGCCTGGAGCCGTGCGGCAGCGAGCGCCCCGAATGTGACGTTGCTCGCGTTGAGGTTACTCATGGCGTTCGCACCGCCCAAAAAAAAGGGGGCCGAGACGTTCCCTGTGGCGAAGAGACCGGTCAAGGTGCCGACCTGCGTGATGTTGGGCTGGAGGGGCTGTGAGACGACGAGGGCGACGTTGGCCGCCGCCACATTCCCCACGAGTACGGAGCTCTGGATGTTTGTAAGGGCATTACCCTGGCCCGAAAAGAAGGAGGCCGTGACGTTACCATTCACAAATAGCCCTGTCAAGGTACCGACCTGTGTGATGTTGGGCTGGAGGGGCTGCGAGACGACCAGAGCGACGTTCGCCCGGGCCACGTTGCCTGTGATCGCGGCGGCCGTGATATTAGAGATGCCCGAGCCGTCGCTGGCGGTCAGGGTACCGGCGTTGAGTGAAGAGATGTTGGCGGTGCTTGCGACGTTCAGGGTCGTGCACGATACAAAGGGCATGGTCAAGGTGTCGAAGTTGAAAACGGTGTTGGTCGCGTTGGACGTGAAACCGGCTGTGAATATGTTGGTCGTCGTGATGGCGTTTGCCGCGTAGATGTTCCCTGAGACGTTCAGACTCGTGAGGGTCCCCACGCTCGTGATGTTGGGCTGGGCCGGCTGACTGACGACCAGGGCGACGTTGGCACTGGCGACGTTCCCGACGAGGGACGCGCTTTGAACGTTGCTCAGGGCGTTCCCACCTCCTATGAAGAAAGGGGCCGTGACGTTTCCATTCACAAATAGCCCCGTGAGCGTGCCGACCTGCGTGATGTTGGGCTGGGAGGGCTGAGAGACGACCAGAGCGACATTGGCCGCCGCCACATTGCCCACGAGTACGGAACTCAAGACATTCGTGAGTGCATTACCCTGGCCGGAAAAGAAGGAGGCCGTCACGTTACCATTCACAAATAGCCCCGTGAGCGTGCCGACCTGCGTGATGTTGGGCTGGAAGGGCTGCGAGACGACCAGAGCGACATTGGCCGCCGCCACATTACCCACGAGTACAGAACTCAAGACATTCGTTAGTGCATTACCCTGGCCCGAAAAGAAGGAGGCCGTGACGTTACCATTCACAAATAGGCCCGTGAGCGTGCCGACCTGCGTGATGTTTGGCTGGAAGGGCTGAGAGACTACGAGGGCGACATTGGCCGCCGCCACATTACCGACGAGGGACGCGCTTTGAATATTACTGAGCGCATTACCCTGGCCCGAAAAGAAGGAGGCCGTGACGTTTCCATTCACAAATAGCCCCGTGAGGGTCCCGACCTGTGTGATGTTGGGCTGGAGGGGCTGCGTGACGACCAGGGCCACGTTGGCCGCCGCCACATTCCCCACGAGGCTCGCGCTTTGAATATTACTGAGCGCATTACCTTGGCCCGAAAAGAAGGAGGCCGTGACGTTTCCGCTCACAAATAGCCCTGTGAGCGTCCCCACCTGTGTGATGTTGGGCTGGAGGGGCTGCGAGACGACAAGAGCGACGTTCGCCTGAGCAACATTACCCACGAGTACGGAGCTCAAGACATTCGTGAGCGCGTTACCCTGGCCCGAAAAGAAGGAGGCCGTGACGTTTCCAGTTGAGTAGAGGCCCGTGAGGGTCCCGACCTGTGTGATGTTGGGCTGGAGGGGCTGAGTGACGACCAGAGCCGTGTTTGCACTGGCCACGTTACCCACGAGGTTCGACGAGTTGATATTTGAAAGCCCCGAGGCGTTCCCGGTAAACAAGGCTGCTTGTAGGACCCCGCTGACCGTGAGCCCCGTGAGGGTCCCGACCTGCGTGATGTTTGACTGGACGGGCTGTGAGACGACCAGAGCGACGTTCGCCCGGGCAACATTCCCCACGAGTACGGAACTCAAGACATTCGTGAGCGCGTTGCCCTGGCCCGAAAAGAAGGAGGCCGTGACGTTTCCAGTTGAGTAGAGGCCCGTGAGGGTCCCGACCTGTGTGATGTTGGGCTGGACGGGCTGAGTGACGACCAGAGCCGTGTTGGAACTGGCGACGTTCCCCACGAGGTTCGACGAGTTGATATTTGAAAGCCCCGAGGCGTTCCCAGTAAACAAGGCTGCTTGTAGGACCCCGCTGACCGTGAGCCCCGTGAGGGTCCCGACCTGCGTGATGTTTGACTGGACGGGCTGTGAGACGACCAGAGCGACGTTCGCATTCGCAACATTCCCCACGAGTACGGAACTCAAGACATTCGTGAGCGCGTTGCCCTGGCCCGAAAAGAAGGAGGCCGTGACGTTCCCCGTAGAGTATAGACCCGTGAGCGTCCCCACCTGTGTGATGTTGGGCTGGAGGGGCTGAGAGACTACGAGGGCGACGTTCGCCCGGGCAACATTCCCCACGAGTACGGAGCTCAAGACATTCGTGAGCGCGTTACCCTGGCCCGAAAAGAAGGAGGCCGTGACGTTTCCATTCACAAATAGCCCTGTCAAAGTACCAACCTGTGTGATGTTGGGCTGGAAGGGCTGAGTGACGACCAGAGCCGTGTTTGCACTGGCGACGTTACCCACGAGGTTCGACGAGTTGATATTTGAAAGCCCCGAGGCGTTCCCGGTAAACAAGGCTGCTTGTAGGACCCCGCTGACCGTGAGCCCCGTCAAGGTACCAACCTGTGTGATGTTTGACTGGACGGGCTGTGAGACGACCAGAGCCGTGTTTGCACTGGCCACGTTACCCACGAGTACGGAGCTCAAGACATTCGTGAGCGCGTTGCCCTGGCCCGAAAAGAAGGAGGCCGTGACGTTCCCCGTAGAGTATAGACCCGTGAGCGTCCCGACCTGTGTGATGTTTGGCTGGAGGGGTTGTGAGACGACCAGAGCGACGTTTGCCCGGGCCACGTTGCCCGTGATCGCGGCGGCGGTCAGGTTGGAGATGCCCGAGCCGTTGCTTGCGGTCAAAAGCCCGTTGACCGTGAGCCCCGTGAGGGTGCCAACCTGCGTGATGTTTGACTGGACGGGCTGTGAGACGACCAGAGCGACGTTCGCATTCGCCACATTCCCCACGAGTACTGCGCTTTGAATATTACTGAGCGCGTTCCCCTGACCAGAAAAGAACGAGGCCGTCACGTTACCATTCACAAATAGCCCCGTGAGGGTGCCAACCTGTGTGATGTTCGGTTGGAAGGGCTGAGTGACGACCAGAGCCGTGTTGGCACTGGCCACATTACCCACGAGGACCGCGCTTTGTATATTACTGAGCGCGTTACCCTGGCCCGAAAAGAAGGAGGCCGTGACGTTTCCGCTCGAAAAGAGCCCAGTGAGGGTACCAACCTGTGTGATGTTGGGTTGGGAGGGTTGTGAGACGACCAGGGCCACGTTGGCCGCCGCCACATTGCCCACGAGGCTCGCGCTTTGTATATTACTGAGCGCATTACCCTGGCCCGCGAAGAAGGAGGCCGTGACGTTTCCGCTTGAATAAAGGCCTGTCAAGGTGCCAACCTGCGTGACGTTGGTCTGGGCCGCCTGGAGTTGGAAGGGGGCGAGGGCGCCCACGAGGCTCGAGGTGGAGACGTTAGACAATCCAGCCCCGTCACCCGTGAAGAGCTGGGACGTGACCGTATCGATGAAGGCTCCTTGACTGACGGTCAGGGCGTACCCAGGGCTCGCGTCGGTATGAATTCCAACGTTTCCTCTAGGGTCGATGACCATGGCCAAAGTCTGAAAATCCCAAAACTCGGCGACGTTGTAAATATGGCCAGGTCCACCGCCCTCATATTGGGTCACCTTGAGGGCCGTCGCCGTGCCGGCGTTGTTGATGCTCAGGGCGTTCGTGACCTGTGTGTTGGTCGCCGTGATTGTAAAGTTACCGGTGACGGTTAGATTGGCGGCTGTCAGACTCCCGAAATTGTGGGATCCGGCCGGGGCGAAGATATTTCCCACGATGGCCATGTCGCCCCTGACCACGAGGGAATCTGTCGATGTACTCGTGAATACGTTCAGGGCCCCAGCTACATTGCTGTAGCCCATCTCTAGTAGAGGAAAACATTGTTTTCTAGTAGAGATGAGCTTGACTTACTCGGGCGCCGAACCTCAGCCGAGTCTGGCGTGGTCTTTTGAATCGAGCAACGTGGACAGCGTCACTGGACTCACGCCATCGTCACAAGTCTCACCGGGACCGGCGCAGCTCCAGGGATCGGCAGCACTGGTCACGAACGCCCCGACGAGCAATACGGCTGTGAGTTTTCCATCGACCGGAAATCCATATATGAACTTGGGGACTTCTTCACCTGCTATATTTTCACTCCAAACGTCCAATATTTTCGTTGAAGCATGGATTTATCTTAATAGTCCTCTCGGAAGTGTGAATATGATTGCACAACACGGAACTGGGGGTGGTCAAGACTGGGGGTTTTGGGTGAATGGTAGTGGAAATTTAATAGGATTTATTTGGGGAAACAGTGGGACCACGTTGATTCAAGCATCAAGTGCAGGAATTACAGCAGGTGCATGGTACCATGTTGCATTCTCGTTTGATTCAGTTGCTAAATCAAGCCGAGTTTATATAAATGGAGGGACCCCGGTAACCGTGACTAATGCAGCGGTTACACCAAATTACAACACGTCGTTACCATTTTGGATTGGAAATTTTAGCAATTCAAATTATTTCAACGGCTACATCCGCGACCTCCGCGTGGTTCAAGGCGGGGTGGTTCCCGTGGCGACGTTCACACCGGGCGCGGCGCCGTTCTCTTACGCTTCACCTGGTTACGTCGCGAACATGGGAACGACCGTGTTCACGATGTTGGGGCAGTTTGTGACGTATCCCCCTGGAAAGTATGGGCAGGCAATTCAATTTACAAATTCAGCTGGAAGCACGTCATCTCAACGTCTCGTCTATCCAGTGAGTCTTTCATCGTCGTCGGGAATAACCGCTTCTTTTTGGGTGAACTTTAATACGTACAATACAGGCTTCCAAACCCCATTTTCACTAGGTGACAGTTCTTCGTATTTGAATATTTATGGTACGAATGTTATTTACTTGTATTGGCAGCGGGGTTCTAATGGTGTGCAGGCGAGTCCCGGTTTTAGTTATTCGACTGGGACATGGTATCATATAGCCATATGTTATTCGGCTCAAACTGTTACATTATATATCAACGGTGCGGGGACTGTAGGAACACTGTACATAGGTGGAACTCCCAGTGGTACAAACGTCGGTGCGGATACCACTTTCACTGTGGCATATGTGGGCAGTCAAAACACAACAGGCGCATTCAACGGTCTCGTCGACGACCTCCGCATCTACAACACGGCTCTGACCTCCACCCAAGTCCAGTCGGTTTACTCGAGTCAAGGAGCCCCGGCGCCGAGTCGCGCGATGCCTCTGCCGAAGCTCGCGTGGGATTTCAACGGGACCACGACGCCGTACATAGGAACAGTTAGTTCAACGGCGGTGAACGGATCAATCACATACGGAACTGGGAAGTACGCACAAGATATTATAATGAACGGAACGAGTAATATCGTGTATAATATATATGATCAGATTGTTCTAGATACCGGTTTCACTATTGCTTTCTGGTTAAAACCGCTCAATGTAACAACAGCCGGTTGGATTTATGATATTTCAGCAACCAATTTTGGTGATAGGCTATATGCGTCTATTCAGACTAATGGATACTTGAGTTTTGTATATCTAGGCTTAGCATTCTATTCACCGTATCCACTTTCAGTCGGAACGTGGTACCATATTACAGTCACTTTGGTGGCTGGGATGATGACTTTATATTGGAACGGAACATACTCCGCTCAATCCGCGCAGAGCACGACTGGCGTGATATTGGCAAATAAATTGTCAATCGCAGCGCTTGTAGGAGGTCAAGGTCCAAATATCAATGCAGAATACGACGACCTGCGCATATTCGACCGAGCTCTGACCTCCTCGCAGGTTCAGGCTATTTACAATCAGCAGGGTATGCCTGGGCGGGGGGCGGCACAAGCGCAGGGGCTATTGTTTTACGCACCTTTTAACGGAACAACAACTGATTCCATTAGTTCGGTAGTTCCATCATTGACGGGTTCGATAAGTTACGACTCGGTCAACGCCAAGTACACCCAGAGTCTCATAGTAACAAATACACCCGGTGCGAATGCGACAAACTACCTTGAATATGCAAAAACGATTGATATAGCCGTGACTGGTCTGACGTGTGCGTTTTGGGTCAGAACGGCGACGGATGTTTCGACGTATCAGAGCATATTATCTTTCAGAGGGGTGGCGCAATTTCAAGGACAGATTAGGTACGAACTTAGTAGCGGAAAATTCAATATGACCTACTGGAACGGTAAAAGTGGTGGTGGAGCGTCTAGCGCGGGCGCATTCGGCGCCGGTCCGACACTCGCCGCATCAACTTGGTATCATCTCGCAATTTCTATAAAACCAAATGGCGGAATATCATTTTATGTTAATGGTGTTGAATATTCGGCCGGGCAGAATTGTGGTCTGCGTGACATAGGACCTACACGCTCAATAGTCAACTCATTCTTTGTTGGAACTTCTGCAATCAACCCAAATTACCAAAACGCATTCAGTGGCGAGTTTGATGAATTGCGTCTTTATAAATATGCTCTAGAAACACCCGCAATAGTGAGTTTGTATAATACAGAAGGTCCCGCTAATTTCAAGCCGCCGTCTGTATCCATGACAGGCACCCCCCTGTTCACCCAGCTTTCCCCGAGCGCAACGAGCTCGGCGGTCGGCGCGTTCAGTCTCCGGGCGGTCAATGGAACTTCGGCGAGGGCTGTGAATGTGGCTCCGGGTGGGGCGTTTCCTGTTACACCATTTACGCGGACTTCATCTGCTTCCACTACATATACTCAATTTTTAACAAGGGGCATTTTATCAGGGCAATATACCGCAACAGCGAGTTCAGTTGCATTTGGATGCAATCCAGGATGGGGTTTTATAGGTAATGCAACTTCACCTCCGTTATGGCAAGTCAACACGTACCCTGCCAGTGGTGGTACGGTTTCTACTCCCACCACAACCACAACGGGTGGGACGAACTATAATGGAGACTGGGTACAACTTCAGTTACCTTATCAGATTGTAATGACTAGTTATTCGTTAAAAACTATAATTACTGGAACTTTTGTACTTTTGGGGTCTACAACAGGTGCAACAAGTAGCTGGACTCTTATCGATACACAAAATCCTAACGGAGATTCTACAATTACGAAGACTGGTTTATCAATTTCGGCGTATAACTATTTGCGATTTGTTATAATAAGTTCGGTTACAACTTCATACCCTGGGTTATACAACATACAATTTAATGGAACCGTCCCAAGTTTAGCCCAAGACTTTTACGCCGACCGCCTCGGCAATCTGCTCACAGCTCCGGTCACAGGGCAAAGCTTGGCGAACTGGCTCGGGGGCGCGACCGGATACGTCACGACGTGGTACGACCAATCCGGGCGCGGGAATCATATGAATCAGCCGACCGCAGCTAATCAACCAATACTCTCTTTGGCGACAACGCCAGCGTCACTCGTCCTTTCAGGAACTGAATACTTGCAGAACACCGTGCCGTTCACGTTCAATTTCGGGTCTGGCTCGTTTACTCTGAGATACGTCGTCTCTAATAACACTGGCGGTCTTGTGGTTTACAAAGCGAACGGGAATGATTTTGTTTGGTCCGGGAACGAAAAGAAGTTTTGGCTCGGAAACGGAACGACTAACGAAGCTTCTCGAGGGGGGTTCCCTTCGCAGGTTGGACATAGTGAAGATTATATATATACTGCTTCGGCTATTGGTTCTACAAAAACTTCAGTTGTTCACAAGGCGACGTCAACAACTGGAATTCCAATATACGTAAATGGAACTCTTCAAACACTTGGGCGAAATACTCTTACAATGGGTACAGATCCTGGGAACTTCCTTTACTTTGGCAGGGGTGGACAAGCGATCAATTACATAGGTAATTTGCATGAAATTGAGATATTCAGCACTGCACTTTCAGACACTGATAGAACCCTAGTTGAAGCACTTCCCATTTAATAAACTCCTCGTCTTCACACAGTCTCTTTACGACTTGGACACGTCGGGTGGGCTCATCACACAAGTGTACCAGAACCAGCTGAGCGCTTACGGAACCTGAACACCCTTGATGGCATCTGCAAAAAGTTCTTTTATATTTTTCAATCCCTGATACTCGGCGAGGGTCGCGAGAAGGCCGATCCGCAAGTCCTCGGCACACTCCTCCTCTTTTTTGGTAAGAATCATGAGGTGCGCCTGTAGCTCGGGTGTCAGATCATTCCACTCCGCCACACCTCTCTCCCAATTTTCACTTGGTGAAAGTTCAAACAAATACTTTTCAAAAACTTTTTTAGAAACAAAATTATAAAAAGTTTTTGAAGAGTCGCCTCGCTCAAAGACGTGGATCACCTCCCCGTCCCTGTCAAACATGGTAAACTCCATTTATTCTTTTAAAATTTATTTTTTTAACCATGAATGAGGCGCTGGGCCTTGTTCATAATGGTCGCCGCCTCCGCCGTGTGCCCAGCGCGGGCAAAGTTGTCGTTCATGCTATTGTAGATGTTCATAATCTCCCCACGGGTCATGGCGACGCTACGGGAGTTAGAACCCGTGTTTAAAGTGTGCACCATGGCCTGAATTTTTCCAAGTTTGTTCTTAAGAGTCTGCACGTGATTCGTCATTTAATAATATCAAACATTTTATAGATGAGCCTGACGGGGCCGACGAACAACGGGCTCACGTGGAGGTACTACAATGGATACTTTGCAGACAATGTCAATTACTTTACAGGAACTCCAGTCACCTCTGGGATCGTCACGAGCATTCCCAGTATCAATGCAGGTACGAATGGGTACGTGCCGGGTGATCAAACCAGACAATATTATTCGGTTCAGTGGATCGGCTATTTTCTTTCAAATTATACGGGAACGTGGACATTCTACACGAGCTCGGACGATGCGAGTTACCTGTGGATAGGACCGAACGCCACGACGGGGTTCACGACGGCCAACGCTACCGTGAATAACGCAGGTCTCCATGGAATGGTCGAACGTTCAGGGACCGCTTCACTCGTCGCAGGTCAGTATTACCCAATTCGTATACAGTTTGGTGAGAACCAATACGGCGACAACATGATCGTCTCCTTTTCAAATCCAGGGCTCGCCAAGACGACGGCCGGTCAGGGGTTTTTCTACACGGCTGCAGGTGCGCCGGCGATATTCACAGGTCCGGCTACGGGCGTGATGCGTGGAATATTCGCGGTGACGCCGAACGGTCTGACGTCTGACCAAGCCTCTGTGAGTGGATTCGCTCTCAAGCAAGGGTATCCTGGGTACCCTAGTGGAACGTATTGGATCAAGCCCACTTCTGGATCGGTGGCCGGTCTGGCGTTCGTGGATATGACGACGGACGGGGGAGGGTGGACCCTTGCTTACGAGACTGTGACGGCGACTCGTGTAAGTGATTCAATACTGTACTCTATAAACAACTCATCGAATCTCGCGGCCCTGTCATTCACGCGCGTCGCATATTCCATGAACAACTTCAATTCGTGGGCATTTACGTCATTCGATTCGTGGAGTTCAGTTGTCGCGAACCACAGAATTGCCTCCCCGAACGATGCGTTTGTTAATCAGAGGCGAGTTAATAACCTTAACATTGTGTCTAGTAATACGAACATCATCACCGGAACTGGTTTATACGGAGCGCTTGAAATATGGCCGTCGAATTATTCCCCCACGAGAAATGGTTCAATAGGGTCGTATGGTTCTGACTCTAAACATGATATTAATGATTCCGGTGTCAGTACAGGTAACGGGTATGGTTCGTTCCAAGTCCATGACATTACGAATTTCATACCTGTCATATGCTGGAACCGTCACTACGACGCCAAGCCTGATATAGGATTTGGTCCCAACCCCAACCTAGCTGGGCACACGGATTGGACGTTTACGACCAATGGTGCCACATCTGATTTTAGGGTAAGAGTCTTTGTGCGCTAACCCCGTCGGCGGGCGACTGAATATTTAAGCGCCCTTTTGCGATGGCGCGCCAACGCATTTGCGTTTCGGAGGGCGTTTGTATATGCCCACGCCGCCTGTTCGATAAGTCGGATCCCCGCGAGCCTATTGAGCAGGGCCTGACGTCTATTGGGAGTTCTTCTCACGGGCGTTTGCAACTTTCTGGTCAGGGTGGCGGCGGCGGTTCTGCGCATCTCGGACACCAGGTTGTTTACATACGAACCACCTGGTGTGCGGGCCCTTGGGCTCGGACTCGGACTATTTGTTTTCGGCCGCCCACAACACTTCTTCATTTAATAATAACATTTACAAAAGTTCCTGCCAACTCAGGAGAACCTGTGCATCCACAGTTCCCTGACCCGTGTTGTTGAAAAATGCCAAAGTCATTATATCACTCGTCTGCGTGAAAGAGGTTCGACCAATTTGTGAAAAGTATTGACCTAGCTCGAAGACGGTTATGCTCGATGAACTCGCCGCACCAGATGAAACCATACCGGACGCAACCTGTTGGCACGTCGTCGCCGAAAATGCCGTCGCCGACTTGTCCACAAGGATGCTCGTGCTCGGTGGTGCGGCCAGAAAATTCTCACCCGTCAGATTCGCGGCAGACACGTTGCTCCAAAGTGCCCATTGGACTGTATCACCGGCTGATGTTAGCAAGGCCTCAATCTGTCTGACGGCGCACACAGAGTCGAGGCGACCGGCAGCCAATCGGACTGATATGACTGGAACCCAGGTTCCAGCACCCACGGTCTCACTGAACGTGGCCAGATTGGAATACAGCGTGAGGGGTGCGTTCGACCCACCCTCTGACATGACGGTAGAGCAAATCTGCGTCAGGTTCGAGGTTGCGGGCGCCGCTCCGTTCAGAGTCTGGATCTCGTACCGGACAGGCAAGCACGCGGTTGTTATATACGCCCCCACGACCAAGTTGGCGTGATGGAACGTGTGGCACAGGATGAAAAGTCCGTTGATGACGAAACCCATGCGGACCGAGCCGACACCTAGCCATTCCATATCGATCCAGAGAATTTGGGATTTTGTAATGTCTAGGGTCAGACCGGACGGACCAGACCCGAGGAGCTTATCGCCGTTCCAGTTGACCTGCGCCACGTTTGAAAGCGTAACGGTTCCCGTGACGTTCGAACGCTGGACGAGCTCGGGTCCGTTCGCCAACTCGACATAAAAGCCGTTGTCCGTTCCAAAATATCCAATGCGCTGACGGGTGTTGCCCGGAGAGGCTGGCGCCATCGTGAATGTCATCATCACAAGGAGGGATTTACCAGGTTGATATCTGAACGTATATGCAGACTCGCGCGCCGCAAATGAGCCAGTCGTATTGGTCACGGTCAAATTTGCAGAACTCTGGGTCGGTATGAAGGTCACCGAGCCACCCGATGCGACGTTCGACCGGAACGATGCGTCGAGGCCGAACCGCTGTTGAGAATCAAAGAGCGTAAAGGGGTTGCTGACCCGGAGACGGCCGAACGCGTCAAGTTGGGGTGTGGCCTTGAGCGTCACGTCGGAGTTGAACAGATAGACCATTCTAATATATACTCCAGAAACTTCCTGTCCAAATTACATTCACGGCTCCATAATTCAAGGCGATAATGAGAGAAGACTGACCGTCAATGAGGTCCGGTGATGAAGCCGCGACCGTGACTCTATACCCCACGAACGTCCCCGCGAGGCCCGACTCGTCCTTGATTATGTACTGCTTTCCGGCCGTGAGAGACGACCCGATTGGCAAATTAACGGTTTGACCGTTGGACATTCCTATGTAATAATCACCAACCCCTGCACCGTAGCTAGTCGTCCGCCCGGCGACGACGGCACCGAGCGTTGAGATGGTCACGGGAGGGCCTGAACCTCCGGAGCCTTGCAACGGACCCACAGACAGCCACGAGCCGCCGAGCGGGTCCGATGTAGGCTTGAGGGTCGGCGCGTCCACCGCAAAGAGATCTACGTAGTAATAAGCCGTGGTAGACCCCACGTAGAATTGAATATCGAGAATTTCTGTTGGATTCTGAGTCACAAAGGTTGTGTACCGGTACACATATGTCTGATCCGTGCGCGTCGTCGTATCCGAAACGTTCGACCCGATTCCTATGCCTATTATATTGTCGGCAGTCGTCAAGAAAATCGCCCTGATATTGTAAATTCCAGGTTTATTAAATTTAAAATTTCCATTTGCAGATCTGGACACGAGTGAACTCGACCCCTGTTCGTTGAAGGGGCTGAGACTGAGCGCGAGAGCCTGCCCGTAAAGGACGCCCGTATATGTCGGCGGTGTATAATTTGACGCGAGGCTATAATAAAGAGATCCCCCTTCGCCGAGAGGCGTCCCGAGACTCGTGAAGACGTTCCCAGAGACTACGAGGTTCCCGGTCAGGTACGTGTTCCCGGCCGGACCTGGTAAAATGTTGGAGGTCACGACCAGGTTGGCGATGTTGGCCGTGTACGAGACATTGATGTTTGAAGTCAATACGTTATTTGTTTGAAGAGCGTTGGACACGTAGACATTTCCTTGGACGTGAAGATTGGCTGTAGGAGCGGCGCCCGTTAGAATGCTTATACCCGTGCTTGTGATTCTGGCATACTCAGACGAACCTCCGAAGAATGTGTGGCTATCACCGGTTCCAAAAACTTGATATCTAAGCACTCCAGAACTTATACCAAATCCATAAAAACTACTAGCATTTAAAGGGTTGTCCCCATTGTTGCCATCATACAAAGTTACTATCTTGTTCGCAACAGTTTGCCCAAAACTCAAAAGAGATCCTCCACGGTAGGTCGACCCGATAGTCACCCTTCCATTCGCGTCCATGACGAAGGTGTTGGCACCCCCCGAAATATTCGAGAATACGACCACGTTCGTTCCAAGAGTTCCAGGGCCAACGTCAAGGCCGTTCGAGACAAATACATTCCCGGTTGTCAAGGAATTACTTGCAAAAATATTATTTGAAACGACCACGGTCCCTACATTTGCGGACGTCGCAAAGACGTTCGTCGCCGTTACCGAATTACTCACGACAAGATTCGCCAAGTTCGATATAGTGACAACGTTCAGGGTCCCTACATTTGCCGTGGTCGCAAAGACGTTCGTGGTCTGAAGAGCGTTCGAAACGAACATATTTCCGGTCGCGTAAACCGTGGTCAGTCCGGGCTCACCTGTAAGAGTCAACGTGTCGAGATTACTCGTGCTCGCTACATTTAGTGTTGTGAAATTTGCAAAGGGAATTGTAAGCGTATTGAAAAAAAATACAGTATTGGTCGTATTGGCCTGCATGGATCCCGGGACCGTAAAGTCATTGACAACGAGATTCGCCAAGTTGCTCGTTGTTGATACGTTTATTGTGGAAGTTATGACGGAATTGGTAACGGTAAGAGATGTCAAAGTGCCTACACTCGTGATGTTCGGTTGGGAGGGCTGTGAGACGACGAGGGCGACGTTCGCATTCGCCACATTGCCCACGAGGCTCGCGCTCTGGATGTTCGAGAGCGCGTTGCCCTGGCCCGAAAAGAAGGAGGCCGTGACGTTACCATTCACAAATAGCCCTGTGAGGGTGCCAACCTGTGTGATGTTGGGCTGGAAGGGCTGAGTGACGACCAGAGCCGTGTTGGCACTGGCCACATTACCCACGAGGCTCGCGCTCTGGATGTTCGAGAGCGCGTTACCCTGGCCCGCGAAGAAGGAGGCCGTGACGTTACCATTCACAAATAGCCCTGTGAGGGTGCCAACCTGTGTGATGTTGGGCTGGAGGGGCTGGGTGACGACCAGGGCCACGTTGGCCGCCGCCACATTGCCCACGAGGCTCGCGCTCTGGACGTTCGAGAGGG